TGGACCCTCTCTCCCCGCTCCCCGCTCCCCGCTCGCAGCTATCTTCACCACCACACTCTCCCGCTGCCTCTCCAACAACCCCCTCACCGTCTCCCGCACCTCCCTCTCCCGCCTCACCACTCGCCTCACATACCGCCGGTGCAGCCTCTCATGCTCTTGCGAGCCGTATTCAACAGCACGTTGATTACTGGCAAATCGGCGTTCACCAAGCAAAGAAAACGCTACTAATTCATTTCCCCATGCCAGATATAGCGCTTCCATTTCAATTTTGATCTTCTGGATCTCAACATCTGGGGTCGGTTCACTTTCCGGAATATACGCTAGAGTAATATGGGGTGTAAAACCATGCTCCATACTGACATCAGCGCCGATCAGCTGTAGTGCATCCACAATCTTCTCTCTCAGCTTCGAAAGCCCTGAAGAATCAAAAGAAGCATAAAATGCATTGGTGCCATCGCTCTCCGCTTTCTCAAATCTCCCTAAACCGCCAACAGATCCAACCACCAAAGGCTCATCAGCTGCCAATTGGATCATCACTCTCTCAATCACATCCCTTGGAACTTCGGCTTCATCCTTATCGCCCAGGTATGCCAAAGTGATATGAAGCTCGCTTGCTGGAAGAACATAAGACCCATCTGGTACTTGATCTTGAGAGAGAGCCAGAGTTTTCGCAGCTTCCCCTGGGAGAAATAGAGCCACCATGGCTCCCGACTGATTACTTTTTCTTACGCCTGTTCTCAGCTGCAGGTTTCTCACTGACAACTGACCACTATCCACTGACAACTGATTCCCATTCCCCCCCGCGCTCGCCGGTAACAGATCCGCCGTCGGCCCATCCACCGGCCCCATCCCAAACGGCACCCACCACACATCACCCCACGGCACCGGATCCATACCTTTACTCTCCCGCCACTCGTTGATCAACATCGTCCCCCTCTCGATCTGCCCTTCCTCCCGCTTCCACTGCTCGCTCTCCGCATCCTGCAGCACCGGCACATTGCTCAGATCGAACTCGATCAGATCCACCTTTTCTTTGAACATCGGCAGATACTGCTCCGTCAGCTCCTCAGCAATGAACTGCGCCTCCGGCATCATCGTCCGGTAGATCAAACTCCGCTCTGAAGACTGCACATTCGCATACGTTCGCTGCCCACCTATCAGGTCCAGCGGGATCCCGTAAGCCCTGGCGATCTCATCCAGCCCCCAGTTCAAAGTGCCCAGGAACTCCGCATCATGCGGCGTCACCGTATTCCCCTTCATTTCCGCCTCGAAGCGCAGCACGCCCCACCGGTGAGCCTTGTCCTGTCCCGCAAACCGGCGCGCGATGCTCTTTTCCAGTTGTTTCGCCTGTTCGGGGCTTAGTCGTGAATTTTTAGGAGATAAGAACCCACCCAGCATCAATCCCTGGTCGAACAGCCGTTTATTACTGTGAGCTGCTGAGCTGCGTAAATCAGCCGCCAGCCTCGCCGCCGCAATCGGGCTAAGGCTCCCGAACTCATCAAGCGGGTTGGGATACCGGAACCAGATCACCTCATGCGGCTCGAAGAACAATTCTTCCCCTCCATCCATTGGCTCGTAACCGAACCCAGAAATATACTTAGTCTCATGCGGGTACACCGTCACCCGGTCGCTCCGCCCCCACCAGATCTCTTTCGGAGCCCCCTTATTGAAAGGGCCGCCCCTCTCGATGAACCAATACCCCCGTCCCCACAGGCACAGACACAGCTCCGTCATCCGCATCAGCCGGTTACGGGTCCAGAAAGGATTCACCCGCTGCAGCAAACCCATCGCCTCTCCCCCCTTCACTTCCTTTTTCCGTCCATCCTTCTCGAACCGGTAAGCCTTCGGTGGGAACCCCGCCAGTTGCTCCGCCCTCATCCTCGAGCACACGAACACCGCATTACTCGTGACCAGATAATCCCCATACTCCGCCGGGCTGTAAGTCGTATCATCGTGCCCCCACTCCGCCTCATGCCCATAGAACGCCCCCTCCCCCAACACGAAGGCTCGCAGCCTTTCTCGTAATCCTTCTCGCACCTGAGCAAAATAATTCATAATTGCTATTCGATCCTTTTCTCCTGCGTAGCAGGAAATGGATCGTCCCACGAGCATCTCACCCAGCCGAAGGCTGTGAGAAGCGAGTTAGGGACTACCATACTCATGCCATCAACTCTCCCTCGAGCACACCCTCCCTCAGCCTCCCGAATCCCCCCGAGCTCCCATCCACCTGGTCCTTATACTTCCCTTTCGGGAAAGAAATATGCTCATCGATATAAGCCTCAGTCCACCCCGCCCGCAGCACCCGCACCTTCCCCGCCTCCGCCTTGCTGCTCCACGGGCCCGCCCGCTCCACCTTGTCTCCCGTCGCCGTCTGGAAATGCGCCTCGTGTCCCGCCTCGCTCAGCACGTCGTTCGTTGCCTCAGCGCTGTCCCTGCCGCTTCCCCCGGGTTCCTGCTCGTGCCACTGCACCACATATCCCCACTCCTCCCGGTCCTGGTTTGCGATTTTCACCATCTCCGCATCCCGCTGACCTGGCGACCACTGTCCCCTGGCCACATGTAGCACATAATAGAAACCGCTCACCGTCCTGGCCATCAGCAGCCCTGCCGTGAAAGCACCTGCATCTTTAGTTGCCGCCTTATCCCAATACCGCACCAGCTCTGAGATCTCATCCGGCTTCGGCGGCTCATCCACAATCCCAAAATACTCCCGCTTGAATAAATTCCCCGCCTTCAAATATGGCTGTTGCTGGTACAAACTCTCGAACCCATACGGCCCCATATTCGCCCGGATCTGCGTCAGCTCTTCCTCATCATGCTTGTCCGGCCACAATGCCTCACCCGGTCGCCTCCCCAGCGGGTCCTCGAAATCGATCCACACCCCTTCCTTCATTTTCTCCCGCTGGAACTGCTCGAAGTTCTTCTCCTCCGGCACTGCCGCAGCTTCCCACAAAGCAGGTAACGAAAGCACCACCCACCGGTCCGCCAGCGGATCCTCCGCCATCTTCTTCAGCAATCGCCCCGATAGCCCGTCCACGTGCCAGCGAGTTTGCGGGATTACGATCGCCGCTCCGTCCTCCCGCCGTGTATACACGCTGTCCGTCCACCAATCCCAAATCTCCTCTCGCCTGGTCTCCCTCTCCGCCTCTTCGCGGTTCTTGAAAGGATCATCGATCACAATCAAATGACCACCCTCACCTGTCAGACCGCCTCCCACGCCCGCCGCCCTCACCCCACCACGAAAAGGCTTCGCCAGCGTCCAGCTCTGCACGCTCCTCGCATCCTGTGCCAGCTCCACTGGCGGCAGATCTCTCGCAGCCTTATCACCAAACACCGCCCGGAATTTCTTGTCCGTCAGAAAATCCCTCGCATTCCTGCTGTTCTTGAAAGCCAACTCACCCCCATACGAAGTCAAAATAATCTGCGCATCCGGCATTCTCCCCAGTAAATAGGGTGGGAACAATCGGCTCACGCTCAGCGTTTTCCAATACCTCGGCGGCCAAAACACCATCAACCTCCCAATCCCCTCCTTCCCACCCGTCTCGATGTACAGACTAACCTGGTCCAGATGCCACGCCAACATCTCATGATGTCGGGCCATCATCGGCACCATCTTCTCCGGCAGCATATACCGCATAAAATCCCCAAAATAACGCCTGGCCCTTTCCCGCCTCACCCTCTCCGCCAGCGCTTCCTCGGGAGATGTACTAACTGCAACCGCGGGATTACTCGCTAACATCTGATACCTCTGACCCCTCTGACACCTCTGGCCCCTCTGACACCTCTGACCCCTCTACCCCTTTTGCCACCTCTATCCCAAGCCCCTCCGCCAATGCATCCAGCTCTTCATCCGTCAGATCGCTCAGGTCTCGCGCTTCCCCGATGCTCGCCTCCACTTTACTTCGTGGGACATAATCCCCCAGCATCTCCAGCGCCAGCTTTCTGTCCGGGTGATTCTTATAATCAGCATCAGTGGCCACCTCCACCAAAGCCGCGTAGATATCCGCCCTGTGCTCCCACAATGGTGCCGCCTGGATCAATGCGATCGCATCATCGATCTTCGGATACTTCCTCCGCCACTCGCTGATCTGCCTCGCACTGGCCAGCCCCAGCACCTCTGTCGCCAGCTCCTCCTGCGTCTTCGGCCACCGCTCCCGCTTCGGGCTCGCCGCCCAGGCGATATAACAGGCAATTCGCCAGCTGAACCCCAGCTCCCTCAACTTGAGATAATGCGAAAACCATGAAATGGCACTATCGGACCACCCTGCGTCCGGTGCCATTTCACCCCGCAAGCCACCGCTCTCGCTATCGGCGTCGGTGCGCGCAGCGGGGCAACACATCTCCTCTAACACCCTCCGCGCATTCTCACTCCTCGCCTGAACCTCCTCAAATGAGAGCGAACTCTCCCCCCCAGTATTGGGGGGGTCAGGGGGGGCTTCAATCTCCAACCCCATATCCAACTGCCCAATCAACCGCCAATCAAACTTTTTCATAAAAATCTACCTGCGAACGTAGTGAGCGTAGATTTTTACCCCATGAGCATCGCCGTCGTTCGCAGAACCGGCGAAGCGAATAAGGGGTTCAAACACACCCTTCCCCCCTAGTAGGGGGGATGCCCAAAGGGCAGGGGGGTCACGGTCACGGCCCCGCCATCGCCAGCGTTACCGTCCCGGTCACCAGACCCCAAATCAACGTAATCACAGAAAACCCCAAGATCCCCGCCATCCACATCAACCCCTTATAAGCAGGCCACATCACCTGAACCTTCCTGTGGTCCTCGTCGAAGTTCTCCAACAAATCCGACATCGCCGCCAGGATCAACCGCATCGCAATCCCGTCCTCCGGCGGCGTGTCGGTGGCCAACAAAACTCTGATCTCTTTGATAACCTCCCTGCTTTCCATCGCGCTCATTTCACGCCGGGCGTAAACTTATCGAAAACCTGCTTCAGCAGCATGTTATAGATCGCTGTAGCTCCACCCACATACACAGAAGAGAGCGCGATCAAAGCCGACCCATACTCCACCAGAGTAGCCGCAAATACAGCCGGATCCCCACCAAATACCGGCACTGCAGGCAGCATCTGCCACTTGAATGCCACCGACATGATCATTGCCAGCACATACAGCAGCCCTGTCAACTTCGCCCTGCCGATCACGATCCCCTTCCACTTGGCCAGCGCGTTCACCACCCAGACCACCACCATCGCCACCGCCGTAATCACCGCCGACTGGTTATCAGCAGCCCATGCCACACCGACCACCGCAGCACCTACCAAAGCCCGCCAAATCGCCTGAAAATCGAATCTACTATTCATCTTTCCTCCGTTCTAACTTCCTATCCCCCATTCTCCTGTATCCTGAGTAGCCCGCAGGGCGTATCGAAGGGCAGGGGAAAGGGGGCCAGGGGGGATAGGGGAAACAAAAAACGCCCGACGACATAACGTCGTCAGGCGCTCATCTCTGACTATGACCCCGTCGACTACACAGGGCCTGCATTCTCTATAATAATGCCGGTTTCATGGGATGGGGGGGGGGAATACCTGGGGGCCGTGGGGGACGGACAACAATGCCCAAGTGGGGAGACACCATCCCCCTCAACCGCTTTCATAATACATTACCTGACATTGTATGTCAAGTATTTCAAAAAAACAAAACATTCTCTCCCAACTCATCAATAATCTTCCACCTGGCATCATTCAAAGTTGTAACTGGTGCCCTTGAATACAATCGCTTCGTCATAGGGTCATCGTCCCCAAAATACCACCGGCACCACACCTTCAATACTCCTCTCACTGGGTGCAACTCATCTTTCTTAGCCTCACCAACCATGAAGCGCCTCACACACCTTGCCAGGTATGGGAAACGCTTTCGATAAGCACGCCAATCTCCCAATAGCAATCCTCGCCCCACGTCGATCTGCACACCCAAACCATACTCCTTCACCAATTCAGGGATCTCACTCTTCTCCCAAAGCTTCTTCAACCGATACGAAACTGTTTGTGTTTTCCATCCTGGAACCATGCAGACGAAAGCATTACTCGATATCCCCACAGCTCGAGCCAAAACCAAAAACGCATCACAATCTCTGCTCCATTCTCTAATATCATGTCCTTTCCCCCTTTTAAACACAGCCCGCAGAGCTTCTGATCGCAGTACATACCAGAAATTCCATCGCCCATTTGGGTTACGTCCAGCTGGATTTATAGCTTGCACCGCAGGGATCTTACCCCTCTTTATTTGTGTAGTAACGTGTTTCGTCGTTACACCATGATACTTGGCAACTTTGACAGTTGGCCACCATTCATCTCCCCATCTTTCTCTTCTCAATTCTAACAAGCGCTTCAGCTTGACATCCTTCACCTTTTCGTGCTTGAAATAAATCCAGTTCATTGGATTCACTACCCACCGGTAGAAATCGCTCCTTTTCACTCGGCGGATAACTCCTTCGAAGGGCAGTTTCACACCAGGCAATAGCCCCCGGTCCACCCACGTCGGCGGACCATGCGAATCAACGCCCAGAAGTTCAGCAATTATATTTGTCGTAAAATAATCCGGATGCTTTGACGGCGCATACAATTCGAGCTCTCGCGTCCATCGAATATGTACAGCTCCCTTGCTTCTCCCCAATCGATGTGCTATCTCATCTTCAGATATAAATCCTAAGTTTTCTTTCAAGAATTGGTCTTCTGCATCTGTCCACGCAGGCATCCTGCGCGTACGTGACGTATCTACTACCGCCTCCTGATCCACAATATAATCGATCACTTCACCGAGCATCGTCATACGCAAGTAATCTCCTCAGCAAATCCACAACACCACACTCTTCGCACACCGTGCTTGAAGCCACTTCTCGCAGTGGACAGGTTCTGCATGTTCCCACCGCGCACTTCACTACCACATCCCAGGGCGGCACCCGCCCGGCCAGGGCTAACACCTGCCAGTCTGGGGCATCCTTCAAAGCCCTGGCCTGTGCAAACCTTACTGCAGGTGTTTCGTCCCCCATACCATCGCTGGCCAGGGCTTCTCTTACCCTGACGCACGCCCTCAAACCACCCTTGACCGTTAGCCTTCTTTTAGCGATCCTTTTTGCAAGCTGAACCCTCGCATTGCGATCGGGGATAGATAACAACCCATCTACCAAGATCTGGGATTTTTGTAGTTTACCTTGCGCAATTAGATTCTGGATCTCCTCGTCCAACTCTAAAAGAATCAAACGATTTCTCACGTACGCATATCCCGCAGCTCCGGGTTTCCCAATCCGTTTACCGATCTCTTTGATACTCAGCTTATGGTCGTCTCTTAACTTCCCAAAAGCCTTGGCCAGATCGATCGGATTCATATCTTCTCTTTGGATATTTGCCACCAGGGCTCTCTCCAACCTTTCTCGAGATCCGTTCCCGTTGTTAGGGACTTCAATAGTCGCAGGGATCTCTTTCATTCCCGCCAGCTGAGCAGCTCGCCATCTCCGCTCTCCGTCATGCAAAACAAAGAACCCATCATCTGCCTTTTCCACCGATATCGGCAAAATCACCCCATGCTCCTTTATCGATGCAGCTAATTCTTCAAGCTCATCAGAATCAAATACAGTTCTTGGCTGCTCGGGGTTAGGCAGCACTTTTTCAACTAATATGTTCATCTCACCCAAACTCCTTACTCCCTGCCAACTTCACCCCACACCTCTCCAGCAACTGCCTCAGCGCCTCCTCCCCCGGCACCCAGGTTCTGACCGCATCACACTCCGAGCACCTAATATCGCTCATTTGGCCTTCCAGGACGCCGATGATATCCACCTCAGCAAGATCCTCAGCTCCAGGATCAACGGCAAACCGATACAACAACAACTGCCGCACCCCACTCCCATTCCTCACAACCCGCCCCAAATGCGCCTTACATTTTTTATTACTACACTTCCACGGCACTATCTCATTCTCAACCATCTGACACCTCTGTAACCTCTGGTTCTTCTGGTTCCTCCACCCCTCCCTCCCTCCAAAACATATGCATCACAAATACCCCCTGATTCTCAGTTTCACCTCGCACAACATAAACAACATCACATGCGACTTGCGACTTGTACCTTGTGACCTCCACCGCCTCCCCAAACCGTTCCACCTTCAAATTACACATCCCGTTGCTCAACCGCTCATTCAACAGCACCCGGTCCGCCCCATGCTTCAGATCTGGTACTGCCTCCCCAACAATTTCCGGCCAAGTCCGACTACCTACAAACATCCTAACCATCGCACCGGCCACGATCAGCGACATCCCTGAGCGAAGACGAAGGGTCGCTGATCGCCCCACGAGCGTCCTGCTCATCCCGAAGGGATGCAGGAAGCGAGTTAGGGGATTCCAATCCACCCACCAACGCCAACTTCCCCAACACCGGCCCCTCCCCCGGACCCACCCAAAGCCTCAGCTCAGCATCACCACCCAAAAAGAGCACCCGCCAATTCCCCTCCTCCGCATACACCGCCAGCGCCTCCCGCAGCTTATGGATCTCTGTCCTCAGCCCATGCTCCACGAACTTCAACCGGTGGATCTCATTTTCCAGCATTTGGCTCATTTGAAACCTTTGACTCCTCTGGTCCCTTTATGCTGATGTTTTTTAGTTTGCTTGCTGCATTTCTTGACATAATTCCTATTCACCTTTCCTTTACAAATCAATAATTTGGTTATCACCGCTCTCCCTGAAAGTCAGCTTCGGGAGGCTTGGAATGCTATGGAGACGATCATCAATAGCGCTGTGGGGTGTGTAGACCCGTGGTTGAGCAGGTGGCTGAGGAGCATGAAGCTTTTGATGAACAGTCACCTTGGCTCCGTCTCGAATGTCCACAGCTTTGGCGATCTTGTCCATGGCTGCATCTGCGCCGCTGAGAAACCCGCGCACTTCTTTGCTGCCAAACCAATACCCGAAGGCAAACAGTATCGGCAATGCGAATATCAGGATCAGTAAGAAGATACGCAGGCGTTCTTGCGAGACATCGGCGGTTAGCACCCAAAGCCCATAGGTGATTGCGGAAAACAGGACAAAGAACAGACCCAGGCTGATTAGGATGATCTTCATGGGAATCTCCAGATTGCGTTTCTTTCTGCGCTTGCTGTTGGATCCTTCACCAACATGGATAAAAATGGATTCGTCCGGCATAAGATATTCCTTTCTGCCTACGGCCTGCCTGCCTACTTCGGGAACATATACCCATCAGAGTGAAAACACCATTTTTCCCCGATATTGCTATATGTTCTTCAACCGGGCAGGCAGGCAGCGGCTAATTACTGCGATTTAGTAAATGCCAGTTGATGGCAGTTAGTTTGCGATGAGCGTCTCGCGCCAGAGCCAAAAGTCGATCAGCGCGCACGCTGCCGGGACGGTCCAATCCAGCTTCTTCGAAGGCGGATTGCAATTTTGGGCGTCCGTTACCCAGGTGCGCCTGTACCAAACCCAGGGCCAGTTCTTCACCAGAGTAGCTCCATTTGGGAGTCTCTTCATTTAGCGGAAGTGTCCCTGCGGCCTCAGGATCGAAAGGGGGCCAGGTCTTGAGCATGGGTTGGCTGCTGCTCCAAACGCTCTCAAGTTCATGGTCAGGGATATAGGCCAGTTGGGTGCGGTGGACGGCTTGTGGGGTGATGGCATAGGCATCCCCCGCTCCCATGAGATGATCTGCCCGTGGATCAGACCCACCCACGACCACCTTGCTGGCAATGTAGTCTTCGGTTTGCAGGGCTACCCGGCCTGGGAGGTTTCGCTTGATGGCGCTTTCATCGCCGAAGGCATCGGCCTTGGGGTGCTGCGTGCCGATCAAGAGATGTACACGCGCTCCGCGTCCCTGGGCTGCCAGGATGCGGATCATTTCAGTGATGGCGTCATCTTTGGTGAACTCCTGGATCTCGTCGATGATTACGATAATGCGTGTAGTATTATGGCGGGTTTCGAAACGCTGCCGCATTTCAGCCACTGTCCAAGAGAGCGCCTGTCGGGCTTGGGAAATATCAATTGCCACTGGCCCAGCCACATGGGGTAGGTTTTGTAAGATCATCAAGCCGTCACCGTATTTCCCATCGATCATTACCAATTGGTTCTCTGGGTCTTGAGCCAATTGAGCGATGGCCGCTCGCATGGCGTAGGTCTTCCCGCTGCCAGTGTATCCACCAAGAAGATAATGGGGTACGCGGTCGCTGAAACCCAGCGTGATAGTAGCGCCATATTCATTCATACCAGCAACCCAGCGGCCGCCGCCCTTGGGGTACTGGCCCATCTCTGAAAGACGGATGTCGGTCACTGCCACGCCTTCAGGCCATCCTGCTTCCAGGCGCACGTAGCGTCGGGACATGTAGACCACCGGATTGCCTGTAAAGTGCCAGGGGATCAACTGCCTATGGAGGGCATGATCATCTGAACGAAGCTTCTTCATTAGGTCTCCTGCGCTCAAACCGGCGTCGATTTCAAGAGCGCCTGCCCGGGGACCGGCCACGGCCATGATCTGCTGCAGGTGGATTGGTTTTCTGCCAAACACTGTTTTTTCTTGTGAGATTTGCCAGACAGTGTTGGCCCAATCTTGCAGATATTGCTTGCGTGTATCGTTTAGCGTTCGTTTCCGCATAGGGTTACCTCCGTTTGAAGTGCGGATGATGGTATAGCTTCTGGGATCCTCCGTTACCAATCTTTGATCAGAGTAAACTTCTAAAAAGATGAGCAAGTGTCTTCGTGGGGTGGGGGAGTTGGTTTGACACTTACACAAACTGATCAATTATTTAATACAAAAAGCGCCTTGCATTATGCAGAAAGGTATCCCCCGCTCTTCCAGCGTTTCCACCTCACCGGGACCATCCCCATAATCCTCTGCCCCACATCCACATAGAGATCTCCAGCAATAACTACAAACTTTCTCACTCATCCGCACCCTCACTGTCCACTTAACACTGATTACTGATCACTGATCTCGCACACCGATACCGCTCATCCCCCCAATCCCGATCCACCCTCCCTACCCACACCTCACCAGCCCCGAGCTCAGACACCCCATGGGGTCTGAG